CCGCTAATGGTTACATCTCCACTAAAGTTAGCGTTACTACCAGTCACACTCACAGCTTCTCTTAGAGAGGCTGTATATATTTCTAATTGTTCTACTCTACCATCATGGTCAGATGCAGTTGCTTCTAAATCATCTAATCGTAAATCAACAGAAGCTGAATACAACTCTACATTACCTATACCATTTACAGTAGAAGAAGATACATCGTTATTTACAAGTAAAGAACCTGATAATATAGAAATACCAGTCCCTTGTCCTAATCCATCTTGAAGTTCATAATCTGTTTGACCAGTTACTCCTTGAGTGGAATCTGCTAGGTTAATTAATCCTTTATAGGATTGTGATATATATAAATTACTTAAATTACTCATATCTTTATTTCTTTTTTAAGTGTACTGCCACTCTCTTATTGCTTCATCTATATGTCCACCATCCCATCGTTCTGGAGTTGTACTCCATACTTTGGGTGATATCCAAAGTTCACAGTTCTCACAAGTTTCATAATCCTCGTAAGGAAGAGCAAGTACTGGTAGATTAAAAAAATCATAATCATCAGAACCTGATTCTTCTGCTAATATTTCAAAACATCTTAGGTTATCATAAGATGTTAAATCTATTCTTGGGTTCGGAGTATATTTCGTACTGAATATCTGTCCTACTGAACCCGTTGTATTTAATACAGCGTTATATTGTTGCTGCGTTTCACAATCTTCTATTTTAAAATAACTACCCGAGGGTGCTATCAAAAAAAAAAGACAACGATTTTTATCATTGTGACAGGTTAAGTTAAATGTGGCTGACCATCCGGCCAGCCCGTTATCAAACCGGTCCACAAATGGTTCACAACTGATATCTCCAAATATCTCAAACCCCTCTACTTTATTTTGGGTGTATGATGTTAAATCATTTAATACTGCTAATGTATTAGCGTGTATATCCACCACATCATCAGTGCCATAAAAAGGAACTGATTGTTTGTTCTCTCTCCCTTCACTCTCGTTTTCCTGTACTTTATGTTTATCAGCTACTATTAACTGTATTCTATAATCTGTTGTATTAGTACCAAACGTTGCATCTTGAATCATTACATTACCAACAGGATATTCAGGAAACGTCATGTTATCTATTGAGAATACATCTCCTTGCGTTACATGCGCAATAGAAGGATGATTCTTCATTATAGTTTTAAAATAGTTTAAAGTATTATAATACAACGTAAAGTTAGTATTACTCTTATCTACTATTTGCGATTGTGCTGGTGTTGCTGATTGACTCATATTATTATAATTCTATTCCTCCAAAGTACTGATTAGATTGGTCAGGGTATATCTGTGTACTATTACCAACCGATTGTAAGAACTCTGGTATTGATGATGAATTTGCTATTAGGTAATCTTGTAATCTCGTTGAGTAATACGTTGCGTTATCTAATGCCTTAGCTAAAAGATAATCTACTTCATTTTTACCTGGCGATACAGATGTTTCACTAATATGTTTTACTGCTCCGTTTGATTTAAATGAGATAGCTGAGAATGGAATATACTCAACACATCCATACCAAATTAGCGTAGGTTTTACATAATCAGTTATCAACGTTAAGTAATCACCTGTGAATGGTGTTTGTGCTTCTATATCATCTTGCAACTTATTGTAAAGTACAGTACCAAGTAAGTTTAATATATACTTTTCTTGTGCAGTTCTTACGAATGGTAATAATGCATCTGCATCAATTGCTCCACCTAATGGTGTGTTTTTGATAATATCGTTTCTCGTTATGAATAATCCAAATGCCATAATATTTTATTTTGTTTCGTCAGATATATCAGAGTAAGCTCTACTAAAGCCAAAGTCTGAGAATCTTCTAATGTTTTCTTCTTTTTCTTTTTCTAACTCTTCAGTTGTTTCTTCGTTTCTCATAGAATCGTTAACATCTTCTTGTGCTTCTTCTACTGATTCATCTGTATCATCTGCTGTATCTGTAAGAATTACTAAAGGAGTTAATTGGTCAAAGTAGATATCTTTTTTACCATATCCACCTTCTACTAACATCTTATCTAATGCTGTTAAGATAAGTGATTGTAATGGTTGTATTGTCATTGTTTGGAAGATAGAATACGCTGTTTTCATTTCTTCTGATTGTGATGAGAACCCATTTGCTGCAGTACGAATACCAAATAAAAGTGGTGATACAATTCTATGAGCTACAAGGATTCTATCTTGTGCGTACTCAGCTACATATTGGTACTTCTCATGGAGGTTCTCAATAGGAATGGTATCTATGGTTGGCTTGTTGATTGCATCATCGTTAAACGATACCATAAACCTTCCAGCGTTTCTTGTACCACTAAACTTAGTTTCTAATAAACTTTCAATAGTTTGTCTTTCTTCAGGTGCAGGAACTCCGTTGTTGAAGTTAACCATAGCTACAGGAAGGAAGCCATTCTCAATATTGTTAAGATGTAGATTAGATAATTCTGCTTCTGTAAAAGAATATTGTAGTGCTGATATCCAATCTGGTAAAGAGTAATAGTATCTATTAGGTTCGTATTCTTTTATATAAAGTATTTCTCTTTCTTCTGTTGATGTACCAAAAGCTGGAATACGAATCTTAGCTTTTTGTTTTTTAACATCATTCCAATCTGTACAATAGAAGTAAGATTGTACTTTCATTACATCTAATATCTTTTCTGCTCTAAGAGTTTGTGTAGGTACATGGTATATCTTAGCTATCTTTGTATGTTCTTTATTCCATATTACTTGGAATGCAGCATTACCATATAATTTTAAATCAAAAGAAACTCTTCTTAAGTCCTCTGCTGGTACTAATTTACCAAGAGTTTCTGCAAACTCTTCATCATCAGTTACAACACCTTTACCATAAATTAAATCTGCTACACCATCTACACAAGCAGCGTTGGTTGTGGATGTGTTATATGCCTCTGTAAGTAAATCAAAGAAGTCATCTTGATGATGTACACCAACAGGTACCCATTGGTATCTTGTTTTTATATCTTCGGTTACAATAGGAACTTCCTCCCTTGTAAAGTTTACCACAGAAAAGTTTTGTTGTTGTTTCATAGTACTATATATTCGTTATCAGTTTCGTAAGATACATACCCATCATTCTGAGTAGTATATTCTGTTTTATCAATAGATTGAGATGCATATACTTGTAATGAGCCTCTCCATATAGAACCGCTTACTGAATCATTTATATCTACTAAAAACTCTTGTCCTACTCTTGTATCGGCAATCGATTGTGAGAAGGTTAGAATGTTCTCATATGCATTAAATGTATGTTTGCCACTTAAATCATAAGAAGATGTAGTGAGCGTAAGCATATCGTATAAATCTAAGGATAATGTGGAACCACTACCTGTTGTTTGTGTTCTTACTACGAACTCGTTTGTGTTGGATATGTAATAACTAAGCATTATCTAGTGTTTATCTCTATTTTAACTTATAACAATCTCGTATTAACTTGTAGTAAAAAGAAAACCCCTTACATTTCTGTAAAGGGTTTTTACTTTAAAAGTGTATATCTGCTGATATACTGTTATCTTATGATGCTACTATTGTAGGTGCTCCATCTAATCCCACGAATGGGTCAGCAGCTGTAGCGTTCTGTAAGAAAGCCGCTGGGATAGGTTCAGTACCTGTAAACGTTAATGAATAACCATATAAGTCACCCAATCCTGCTCCAGTCTGAATCGTACCAGCTGTCATATCTGCTCCTTCAGTTTCTCCGATTAATAGTGCTTCTCCGTTCTTAGTATGAACGATGATTTGTGGTCTACCATAAGCTAATAGTTTTAACTGTGTTGTCATCTCGTTAGTTAACTTTTTCAAGTTAAGAGTCAACTCTTGTGAAAAGAATGTTGTCCCATTATCTCTCGATGTATTAACAGTTTCAGTATATGCAGAAGTACCTTTTAGTTCATATTTATAAACCGTTTTTCCAGATAAATCATCGATTTCTGGATCAACAGTTGCGTTCTTATCGAAAGATGCTGAAGTGTAATTCATAAAGTAAACTGCTTGCAGTCCACCAACTGATTCTTTACATACTTCTTCTCTTCCGTTCGTTATTAAACAACTCATAGGTTTCTCCTGTTTTTAATTATTAAACTTATTTCTTATAGTAGGTTAAATGCTGCAACTTCATTTGTGAAGCCAATCTGCGTACCTGCAGTATATCTCATGATTACTCTAAAATTTTGTGAGCCATCAATATCAGCCATGTCTAAAACACGCACTTCATTGTAGTCTGACATAAGACCAGTACCGAAGTGGAAGTTAGATTTTTGACCTGCGATAATAGTATTATCACTCATACCTGGTGCGTGAATAATCTCTAATCCTTGGAAGTTTAATGGTTTTTCACCAACGTTAAGTTGTGAGTTGAATGAACCAATGTTAACTTGACCTGATTGAGATGATTGCCATGCTTTAAGTACTTTAGTACCTACATAGATTACAGTATCTTCTTTACCATATACAGCAGATGGAATTGCATCTACTACTTCAGTAAGGATATCTACTACGTTATCTTTATCTACTGTTCCGTTTGGTCTATCAGCAGAACCTGATTGTGCAGGTTTGAATGATGTAGCTGAACCAGATGATATTGTAATTCTTTCTTCTAATCCTAAGAATGAACCGTTACCGATTCCACCATCCCAGATTGATTGCTCAGTAGCTTCTGCTACTTTACCACCAACGTAAGAGATTAGGTAGTCAGTAAAGTTTCTTGGAATTTCATCGAATGCAGAGTATCCCATAGATACTGCTTCCCATGAATCTAGGAAGTTTTGCTTACATAATTCCAGGTTAACTTGTAATTCTTTTGGCTCTAAAATTGTTTCAGTAATTGCAACTGAACCAGATGTAGCGAAGTCACATGATGCATCTTGTACTATACCAGATACGTCAAGTTTCTGAATCACCTCTTTATATTTTACATTGGGGTGAATTTCAATGTTTCCTTGGTCAAGTGTTTTTGCACTTAACAACGCAGCCGCGATGTAATCAGAACTTGCTTCTCCAGCATAAGTTGATGTTACAGTTGGCAATGCGAAATTTTCTTTTTTTCTCATTTTAATTTCTCTAATTAATTGTTATACATTCTTGAAAGAACAGAGTCATGATAGTTAGGGGTTACTTTTTTGTTTTTAGCTTTACTAAACTTAGATGCTTCAACTGGTGCTCCATCAAGTTTCTTAGCTTCAACAGCTTTTTCTTCCTCTTCTTCAAGTTCTTCTTCTTTTGTTTCTTCAGCTGCTTCAAGCTTCTTTTCTAACTCATCAATACGATAAGCCATCTGTTCTACTTTTTCAGCAACATCTTCTAAGTTGATTGTTTCATCAACATCTTCACCTTCTTCTAAATCGGCTTCTTCAGCAGGCTCTTCGATATCGATTAGCTCTTCCTCTTCCTTTTCTAAAGCTTGTGTGATGTTAGGGTCAACTTCAATAGTTTCTTCTGACATGTCTTTTTCTTCATCTTTGTCCTCAAGCTCAACGTTTTCACGCTCTGTGATGACACCTCCCTTCGTAAAGATTTTGAAACGTACTACCTCACCTTCTGCTCCGGTAAGTTCTAGTTCGTGTTCGCCATCTGGTGCTGCTGATTTTGTTCCATCTTCTGAAACAACTTCAACAGTTTCACCTACATCGAAAGTAGGAGATTCAAGAATAGTACCATCAGCAAGTTTTGCAAAAGTAAGACTCACTTCATTATCTTTTAATGATAGTAAAGTCATTATCTTTCCTAATACTGTGTTTGATTCCATAATTACTTCTCTTTTTTTAATTTAACCTTATAACAAATAAGATTGGGTTTGTATTAATTTTTCTTTTATAGTTTATCCTTTAAAGATTGAACCAGGTGTTGCTGATGCGTTACCTGAGGTTTGTAATCCAGCTCCTATATCAAAGTTAGGAGTATCAACAAATATGTTATTAGTTGCTTGACAAGCATACATACCATCTACAATTGTATTTGTAAAGTTTTGGTCCATTGATGATGTACCATCGTAGGTATAGTAGAATTGCCCATTTAAATCAATAGTACCATCTTCTAAATCGAACTTTGTTCCATTAGAAAGTAGTTGTGGGAATCCATTTGCACCATCAATCATTAGAGCTTTTCCTGAAACACTACTACCTCCTTTTGCAGTAAACTTTCCTATTACTATTGGGTTGTTAGTATTGTTTGGATTATCAACAATTTTGTTAACTGCGTTATTTAAATTAGATGAAGGATTAAACTCTTGGAATTGAGATGTCCATGTAGCATCAATAGTACCATCTTCTTTAAATGCCATTATATATTCATAAGAGCCTGAAGATGAACCTGTTCCAAAGTTATCAAAGTCTCCTCCTACTACCCAAACTCCTGATGAGCCTGATTCAAACCAATTGATTGTGTTTAGAGCTCCGTTAGCTTGAAGGTTATTTCCAATTTTAAAATCTTGTGCACCTAATGTAAATGAAGTATCTACTGTACCATCGTTATTTAAAATAACCATGTTACTGTGTTTGTTTGCTACTCCATTCCAATCTTGTCCATTATGTACTACACCAATCTTACCATTTGGGTTTACATATATATCTTTTACTTGACCATCAGAAGTACTAAATAGATTTGTTGGTCCATCACCAATATTGGTATTGAATGTAGTATCTATATCTAATGTACCGTTTTTATATCTACCTAATCCTTTAGGGAATACAGTAGCATCACCGATATTAAATCCATAAACATTACCACTTATCAGTTTGTTATTACCTAACACATATATATATTCTTCTTCTTCATCAGTATCCATACCACTTATTGATGAACTTACATCTGAGAATAAGCCTGAAGATGATACTATTCCTCCTGTTGTTTTATCTACTAAACGTATATCTCTGTAATCTATACCACCTGATACTAATCTTAAATCCATTAGTACACTATCTCTTGCTCCTCCAGCGAACCTTACTTGTTTTAAAGATAAAGCAACAGGTCCGTTACTTACGTTTACTGCATTGTTCCAAGTAGCATCTAAAGAGCCACTAAAGTCCATCTTAGCTATACCACCTTCGGTAACTGAGCCCATCTGCGAACCACTTACTTTATATGTTGTAGAAGAAGCTACATAGATTGAATCGTATGTTGGTATATACGGACTTCTAGTAAACTTCTGCGTACCGAGGTTAGCTATCGGTGTAAACATTACTCCTGGCATATCTTATTCGAATTTTGTTACGTTAACTAAATAAACTTCTGATGTTGTTCCGTTATCAAATGTACTAAGGGTTATCATATCTCTACCACCTGCGCCTGTTGTTGCAACGTATGTAGAACCTGATGGTTGTAATATATTGTTAGCTAATGTTACAGTACCTGTACCCGTTGATTTAACTAATACATTCATAACTTGTCCATTACCAAGATTTGCTGTTGCTATGTTTGTATTACCACTTGAAGGTAAAGTTACAATAGCCATTTGTGTATTTTGGAAATCAATTGATGCAGTGTTTGAACTGATACCCACAGTTTGTATATCAGAATATACTTTACCACTTAATTGAAGTGGTGTTACCATTTGAGTATTGTTTGTATTAGAGAATATCTGAGTAGTGTTAACGTTAGCAAATACACCAGCATCTGCAATAACTGGATTATTTGGAGCCATGGTTAAAGAACCACTTATAGCTACATTGTTAAAGAATGTAATAGGTGCACCTGCTGAAGTAAAGAAAACATTAGAATCTACTTGACCGAATGTACCTCCACTTGCATTAACTGCATTACCTGATGAAAGGGTTAAAGAACCAGTTATCACCATATTCTGTTTAAAGTCAGAAGGTCCATTACAAAGTAGATTGTTGTTTAACTCAGTTGTGTTGTTAAACTTATTGTACTTAAAGAACTCTACTGTTGAATCATCTTTAGCTGCTAAGATAGTTTGGCCAGCTCCACCACCACCTCCACCACCAAATAGTTGGAATACAGGAGTAGAACCATCTACACCTGTGTAAGTGTTGATGTTAATACCACCGTTCATACTATTACCAGTATCTAATACAGTAAATCCTGCGTATTGATTACCTGGATTTATAGTTCTATTTGTATAGATTTCCATCCCTGCAAACTGATATTGTTGTGTGGTATTACCAATTCTAATGTAAGGGTTACCTGATGGGTTAACCACTTCCATATTTTGTTTTGAAACTAATCCTCCTAATGCATCTACCGAGCCTGTTACTTGTACATTACCTCCTAAAAGAGTTAATGAATTTCCTGCACTTAAGGTTTGTGTACCATTGAATGTATTTGAACCAGTAGTTGCAAATGAACCTGTATCTACTGTTGTATCAAATGATGAGGTTAGTACTGCTTGTGGTACTCCATTACTATCTCCTACCCATGCGTATCCTTCTTGTATGTTTGGTAAATCATTACTTCTACCACTACCTAATACTACTAACTCTCCATCTGATGCATCTACTTTACCTACAACACCAATGTTTTGTATAAGAGAAGAACCTGTTGGTTTAGTACCAGTAAATCCTCCACTTGCGTTTACATATACATTAGTTCCTGCAGTTAAACCATTAGTATTGACACCGATAATCTTACCACTAATAATTGCTTGACCTGTAGCGTTTGTACTGATTGCTTCGTTTGCAATTGCAAATCCTGGCATATTAGCTGAGTTAGTATTATCTGCTAATTCTACATTTATGTTTTCACCAGTTACACCAGTCGCGTGTAGTACATTACCTTTTACAATTGGTACACCACCTGTGTTTTTAACTGTTACTACTAAATCTCTAGCATCATCACTAAACTCAGCGTGTGATGCAGATGTTGCATTATCTGCAAATTCAGCATGAGATGCTGATACTATTCCCGTCAAACCACTACCATCACCAACGAATGAACCTGTGAATACTGATGCACTTA